CCGCAGGAGAGGTGGATGAGCGGTTTAAGTCGCACGCCTGGAAAGCGTGTGGGGGCTAAACACCCCCCGCGGGTTCGAATCCCGCCCTCTCCGCCACGAACGTAGAGCCACCGGGCGTCAGAGACGTGGCCAACTGACGTACCCACCACTCTACCCGCCACCGAGAGTCGCGAGCTACGGCGTCATGCTCTGCGGCAGTCTCTTGACGCCTTCGTCGAGCAGCTCGGAGGCCCGCCCCAGGTCACCCGCGATATGAGCCATCGAGACCGCGGTCACCAGCCCGATGCGCGAGACGAACCGAACGGCACGACATAGCTCCTCCTCGCTGAAGTCTGGCTCGAGCGTAGGCCCAACGCTGTAGCGATGAACGAACTCGGCGCCGGCGTGCGTGAAGCCGCTCAGTATCGGCCAGCTCTCCTCGTAGATCATGCGCAGTCCCGAGCCTTCGTCGGCCATGTCGCTGGCCCCCTCCACAGCTTTTATCAGAGACCGCATGTCGGGAAGCTTGCTCTTCTGGAGATATTTCTCGAGCTGCTCGTCGGACGCACACTGCCAAAGCCACATCCCGCGCACGTAGGCGTCGAACAGCGGACGCACAAGAGCTACGGCACTTACATGCAATGAAGGGGTGCGATCCAGCAACTGCAGGATCGCTAGATGGTGTTCGCGCGCGACGTCGAAGCACACGCCAGCGGCGCGGTGGCGGGAGTCGTTCTTGAGATGCAGGTCATTCTTCTCGCTGTCTCGCAGCCAGGTGTAGAGAGCGACCGCTTGTTCGAGTTCTTGCGCAAACTTAGAGGACATGTCGCTGCCCGCAGGGGATAGAAGCACTTGCGAGTCTTTGCGTCCAGACCGGATACTGTACGCCCATACAGCTCGACCATGCAAACCTCGGACGCGTCACCCCAGCCTTGCCTCTGTGGAGCGGCGGAGTTCGAGCGCGTGACGATTGATCGCCCAGGCGGCGCCTACGTCACGCAGTTCCTCGCGTGCCGCAACTGCGGAGTCATGTATTACGCGCCGATCAAGCCGGCGCGGTGGAACTCTGAGCCCGACGTGCCCACGTCACCGAAGCGGCGACCAACATGAAGGAAATCACACAGACGAACCGGTGGCTAGCTCGTCGAAGCCGCGCGGCACACTACTGTCCGCATCGACCCGACCAAGACTGATCGATATGCGCGTCCTCGCACTCTTCCTCTTGTGCGTCTCACTTGCATGCGGCGCCCAAACGCAGCGCAGGATACCCGTAGCCGTTAGTCAATCGGGAAATGACTCCGTAGGCGCAGCGGTTGCGTTTGAGATCCGCGAAAGTGTTCGTGGGTCGAATGGGATGAGGCTAGTAACGGATGCGGAAGCCAACCCTAGGATCAAAGTTCACCTGATATCCGTTGAGGGTGATTCATCGCCGGGCACGTCGACGGCCTTGGCCGTTGTGGTCGCCTACGAGTCAGACGAACTTCCTCACTTGGGGTATCTGCTAACCGCCCGAGTTCAATCGTGTGGCACCAAGCGAACGCGTGAATGTGCACGCGACGTCCTGGCTGCGGTGGATTCGACAGTCGAGGCCCTGAGGCGAGACTACCCGCAGCGCTACAGTCTGCTTCGCTAGCCAGCTCCGACCTGCGTGGAGAGACGGACCTCTTACTCCACTGCGGCATCCTCTTCCATCTCGCGCGGAGTCGCGGTCGGGTCGTCGGCGACGTACTTGCGATACGCGGCGCGCCAGTCCTGCTGGATCGCGAGCCGTGCAGCGTTGATCGTGATCTGGCCCGCGCACACCATGACCTGCAGCTTGCGCTCGAGCCGGTCCTTGATCTTGGCGTTCCACTCGCCGTCCCACTTCTGCAGCCAGAGGTTGTCCTCGGACCGCGGGTGGCCGCCAACAGCGAGCGGAATGAAGTGGTCGAGCTCATAGAACAGCGCAGTGTTCGGATCGAAGCCGGCGCGCGTCAGCATCGTCCTCTTCAGCGCTTGCGTGTACGACGTCGGTGGGCGCACCGTGGCAGTCCAGCCGGAAACGCAGATCGTGGTCGCGACGTTCGCTTGGTTGACGTCCGCGTTGATCACGCCCGGTGGTTCAGCGAATGGCGAACGAGGCCCGGCGGGCTGAACAACTGGAGCCCCTGGTGCCGCAGGCGGCGAAGGTGCTTGGACCGTCGCGCATCCCGACAGGACCAGCAGCGCGAGGAGCGCGGATCGATGCGCTAATGCAGGCATGCCTAACGCCCTTCGCGCTCGGCCACCCACTGCGCGGCCACGCGCTCGGGGTCGTCAGCCCGGTGCTTCGGCCACAGTGTCGCGACAACGGCCGCGAGGTACTTGCTGCCCATGCCGGGCCGCAGCTCGTCGACGCGACGGGTAAACGCGAGCGCCCAGTCGTCGCGAGAGATCGGCGCTGGAGCGGACGCCGGGGGCGGCGGTGCTTTGCGCGGCATCAGCGTTCGGGCTGGCAAACGTAGAACGTCGAGTCCACATGAGGGTGCGCTCCTTGCGGAAGCGAAGCGATTGCCAACGTGACGATGGCTGTGCCCGTCACTCGGTTGACTGCTAAGGTCTGGATGCCCATAGCGGGATACAGCGGTTTCATGATGGCGAGATAGTCCTCAGGCGCATCGCTCTGTACTGTGTACTCGAGGTCGGGACCCCACGTGATGTTCGAACGTGCGTCTGCGTAGAACCCAAGGGCCACTTTGAGCACCGCAGCGCCGAAGCGCAGACGCATGTCTGGCTTAGGCGCGTCGCTCGGACCAGTAAGCCGAGCGATGACGGCTGCGGTCGACAAAGGATTGCCCAACGCTCCTTCGTTCTTCGCTTCGAGGGTGACGCTGCTCGAAGGCGAGCACACGACGCTGGCCGCACTCGCACGAGGAGCATAGGCGGGCAACGGAGCGACAAGCTCCTTCTTCTCTGGCGCCGCAACACACAACTGCCACACAAGCAGCGCCGTCGCCGCGACAAGCCCTTGGGTGAGTTTGGTTCCCATTGCCGTCCTCCGTGGGGCAACAGTGTCCGCGATGGGCACATCGGAGCAAGGCACTTTGTCTCGAGCCCGTCCGCTACGACGAGTGGCACACCACCGCGTCACGCGCCGCGGGACAATCGCAGCATGGACGCCGACGACGCTCAGCCGGTGCTGATGGTGCCGAGCGACCCCGTACACGACGCGCTCGCGAAAGCGCAGAGCACGATGTCGCTGGAAGAGCGCTTCGCGTTCCTGATGCGGCTCGCGGGGCGAGAGGCGACGCCGCCGGCGAAGCCAAAGTAGGACTGCATGGACGCGATGGCTCTCAGCGTACTGCTCGCGCGACCGACCCTTCGGCAGTTGCGCCGTGAGGATCGAGCAGAGGCTGCTGCAGTGCCGCCTGACACCCGACCTATCCGGCTTCGCATCGGGCCGCCCAGGACGGATGAGGAGAGGCAGGCCATCTTCGACGCGATGATGGCCCGCATCGCCGCGCTGCCGCCGGAGGTCAGGGCGGCGCACGAGAAGCGCCACGCGGAGGCGCGGGCGAGCCTCGCCCAGGCGGCGGCGAAGGAGGCCCAGTACGCCGGGATGAAGAAACGAGGTGAGCGATGAGAAAGAAGAACTTGGAGCCGGCGCCGGAACTGGAGCCCGATCAGGTGGCGTTCGACGAGCAGATGGCCCGGATGACGCCCGAGGAGACCGCGGCGATGGTCAAAGGCCTGACCGCGCTCGCCCGCTCGAGCGTGCTGCGCGAGCCGCACCCAACACCGTGCGGCCCTGACGGGTCGCCAACCCTGCAGTAGACCTATGCTGATGGCCATCACGGTCGACGAGGAGCACGGCTATCCGCCGCCGGCGGTCCCGTCGAACCCTTTGCTCGACTGGATGAAAGCGCACGGCCTGCCGCTCACGCGTCAGGTCTACCTCGAGCTGAACTACCCCGACGGCGTGCCGGACCCGCTGCCGGCTGAAGTCGAGGCTGAGATCCCTGGCGAGCTGCGCGAGGCGTGGGAGGCCCCTTGAGGATCGTCAAGCAATTCGCGTGGGCGTCCGGCCATCTGTGGGCTGCCACCGACGAAGCTTCGGGTGTGATCGTCCCTGAGACGCTCCGGCGACTACGTCGCGACGCGCGCGAGGCCGCCGCTGCGCTCAACCTCGAGCGTCCGTACCGCATCGAGCGCGTACTCGTCATGCGCTACCAAGACACGGAGGTTCCCGAAACCAGGGCGGAGGTCAACGAACTCATGGCACGTAATGAGGCCGAGCAGGCCCCCCGATGGTCCTCGGCGCGTGGCAAGCGCAGCGCTGCACGGGGCAGGAAGTAAAGGAAGCCGGGGTCGATGGCGATCAGCCCACGATGCGGCCGAAGAACTACACCGAGATCCTGCTCACCGGCGTACAGCACGCAGGCGGGCTCGCGCAGCTCGCCGCAGAGGAGCTGGAAACGCTCGGCGGCTGGGACCAGCTCCGCTCGGTCGACGCGAACCTGTGGGCGCAGCTCTGCCACTTCATCATGAAGGACGCGCCGCTGCACTAGTGCGGCGCGAGCTGCGCCGTCAAAAGTGAGGTAGTGGCCCACTATAATGATGGTAGGGCCTGTCCCGAGCGAGTGAGGACAGGTCTTAGGGCCCTGACACGGCCCGTTGCCGCCCCGTCAGGCGGCTCAAGGTGAAGCTTCGAAAAGGATCCAGCGAGGAAACGCAGGACACCCTTGGAGAAGTTTGGCCGGATTGCTCGAAGCCATCCGCGGTAGGTGACGAGCTAGCGCCCGGCACAAGGCGCGAACATAAATGAGCCGATCTAACCCGTCGGCGGCGCCGCTGGCATCGACTAGGTGCGAACCGATGTTGAAGCTGAGCGTGCAGTACGGGACGTTGAAGATCAACGTGGCGGTCTCCGTCACGGCGATCGTTAGCATTCTCCTGGTGCTGCTTTAGAAGTAGGGGGTGGGGCGGAAGCCTCACCCCTGAACCTGACCCTCAGCTCAGATGCGCGTACGGATCGTGCTCGGCCCTCGCATTCGGCCCGCGCGCGAAGGCATCATCGATGTAGTTGAGCCGCGCAACACGCTCGCGCTCGCGTTGCTCGCGTGAGCCATGCTCCTGCGGCATCGGAAGAAGCGTCGGCACCGCGAACGTGATCGCGAGCGCGTCGGCCGCATCGGGTGACCCGATGCCGCGGGCCTTCATCGACTCCTTGCGCTCGAGCTGGATCTGATCGGAGGCGTTGTACGCATACTCGACCGCGGTCAGCTCGGCGAGCAGCTCGTTGTCCTGAGGAAGCGCGCCGCCGGTGAGCCAGTCGCGAGCGAGGCCCCAAATCTCGGCGCGGCGATTTGCGTACTTGCGCGGGTCGTACGCCTTGCCGCCGAAGGAGACCTCGGTGACGTCGAAGCCGAGCTGGCGCAGCCGATCGACCACACCGCCGCCAACGCCGCCGCCGTCCACGGCAATCGCGACGCGGTGACCCGCGCCGCGGAACAGGTTCGCGTGCTGAGCGACGTGAGTGACGAGCACCATCGTGTCGACCTTCTCGAACCGCTTGATCGGCCAGGTGCGCGCATCGCGACCGACGCGAGTGAAGATCACGCTCGAGTCCCCGCCGAAGCGCGCCACATCGACCCCAAGGACCACGGTCTCGCCGTAGGTCGTCGGAGGCTCGCGCGCCACGGCCTGCTCGACGAGGTCGGTTGCGATGAACTGCAGCGAGCTCGCGCTCGGGAAGATGCCGCGCACGCGCACCTTGACGAAATCGCTCTCGACCCCGAAGTCGTCGACCCACTGCTGGATCTGCTGCTTGTTCGTGATAGCGACATCGCGCGAGTCGATCTGGCGCGTGGTCCATCGGTGCCGTTGTCCGTTGAACGCGGCGTGGAACCAGCCGCTGTTGCGCGTCGGGTTGCCGAACGCGATGAGGAACGGTTCGCCGTCGGTCATCGCGCCTTCCATCACTTCCTTGATCGCGTCAGGCACACCGCTCGACTCGTCGACCAGGAAGAATGGGCTCGAGTCCGCCGCGTGCAGACCTGCGAAGCTCTCGGCGCTCTCTGCCCGCGCCGTCTGCGCGAAGCAGTTCCACGACTCCGGTGCGGCCTTGGCGTTCATCTTCATGCTGCCGCGTCCGGTGGAGACGCTCCACCACTCGCGCGTGACGCATCGCTTGGTCCAGCTCGCGATCTGGGCCCACGTCTTCGATTCGAGCTGTGGGCCCGTCGAGGCCGTCACTACGCCGCGCGCGTTTGGCCTCGTCGACATGACCCAGAGCGCGAGCCACGCGGTCACCGCGCTCTTGCCAATACCGTGGCCTGAGCTGACGGCGACGCGCACGGCGTCGACCGCTCGCTTGCCTTCGAAGGCTCGCCCGCGCACCTGACCGGCGATATCGTCCAGCAGCTCGCAGGCCCACGCGTCAGGGCCGAACTCGCTCTCGTAGCGCTTGCACCACCTCGCCGGCAGCTCGACAACGCGCATTGACGGATCCGAGCCCCAGTCGAACGCCCACATGACGAAGCCGAGCGGGTCCGCGCGAAGCTCGCCCATCATCTGCGGCAGTTCGACCTCAGGATCGATCGCTGCGCGCGACGTGCCGAGGCGCTTCAGGCGCAGGTCGCCGCGCGCCATCTGCCCGACCAGGCCGGGCTCGAGCGCGAGTAGCTCGAGGACTTCGCGCGTGCGACGCGGGCGCTGCTTCGAGCGCCCCTCGACGACGCGAGCGCGGAGGTCGCCCGTCACCGCAGTCTCGGCCTTGGCCTTGAGCTGCGCAATCTCGCGCTGGAGTGCAGCTACGCTCATGCCAGGTCCGAGTAGTCGTCGTCGGTGCGCTGCGCGAGCAGCAGTGGCGTCGCGCGGCCGCTCTTCAGCGCCTCGATCTGCTCGGCCAGCTCGCCGATGGTGACCGCTTTCGTGTGCAGCTCGAGCATGCGCTGCACCTTCTCGCCCGCCTCGACGCTGATGAGGCCGTTGCTGACGGCTTCGATGATCGCGAGCGACTTGTCTCTGATGGTCGGCGCTTCGCGAAGCCCCGGCACCGCGATGCGCTCCGCATCGGGCTTCGCTGGCGGCGCCAGGTACTTGAAAACCAGGTCGAGGCTGCGCGGGTCGCCCAGGAGTGCCAGCTCGACAGCCTTCGATACGAGCTGTGCACGGTGCGGCTCGATCAGCGCGCGGATGGCGTCGCCAGGTGCAGGCGCTTTGTCGACGAGCGCGATCGCGGTCTTCGTGTCGTCCCCGCTCACGCCTGCCTCGTTGGTGTCGGCGTCGCCGGCGTGCGCTTCGCCGGCGCGAGCGCGTCGCGCAGCTCGCGGTGTGTCGGTGGCCGAGGGCGGCGCTCGATGGCGTCGCCTTGCGGCTCGTTCTCCTGCTGCGCGTTCATTTGATGTCGAAACCCTTCGGCGCAGGGTTGTTGACGATGGGATCGACCCACGTCTTCGCCATCGCGACCGCGGGGCCGCTGCCGCCCGCGCCCGTCTTGTAGAGGTAATCCTGCAGCCGCGCCGCGAAGTTCGCGTTCGTCTCGCTGGCTTGCTGCGTCGGCATGTTGGGATCAACGGGGCTCATGGCTGTTGCTCCTCGATGGCGCGCAGCTTCGCGAGCGCGGCCAGGTAGTTAG